GTTATCTGATGGAGAGTTTGTCTTTACTGCAAAAGCTGTAGAAGAAATCGGAGCTGACAATTTAATGTCAATGATGAAAGAAGCTGAAGCTAGAGCAGATGACAGACAAGGTCTTGCAAATGGCGGTATGCCGGAAGATCAAGTAGATTACCAACAACTTGAAACTCCAATGACTCAACAAGTTATTAGAGTTGAAAAGCCTGTTACTACAACGGGTGTTGGAGGTTCTATGCTTGACCCTTCTAGAACAGAAAATACCAATCCTATTTATGAGGAAATGCCATTTAAAAGACCACCAGTTCATGGAGCTGGATATAGGCGGTAAGGCTACCTTTGTCATAAGCACCTTACCATTTTAATAACTGAAAGGCTACCTTTACAAGAACAAGCCCTGCAAGTGCACATCGCAGCTACCTTGTTAAGATAAAGCCCTGAGTAGGAGAAATAGAATATGACTACTGAAGTACAACAAGAGGATAATGCCAATCCTTACAATATGAATAAATCGTGGCATAATGTGGATGAGCCGGAATTTGTATCCGCTGATGATGGACTCTTCTTTGAAAGAAAAACTCCGAAAACTAATCAGAGTACAAAATCAGAGATAGACCCAAGGGATTTAGAAAATCCTAGTCAAGAAGCTAATGAGGAACCAAAAGATCAACCTTATAAGCGACCTGACTATAAGAAGCGATACGATGATTTAAAAGCTCATTACGATAGAAAACTTGATGAGTTCAAGTCTCGTGAGCAGGAGTTACTTAATGAAGCTGCTAAAAACAGACCAGAGTACAAAGCTCCTAAGTCTCCCGAAGAACTTGAACAATTTAGGAAGGAATATCCGGATGTATACGAAGTTGTAGAAACCGTAGCACATCTTCAAAGTGAGGAGAAATCCAAAGTTTTAGAAGATAGATTACAAGCTTTACAACAACGTGAACAAGAGATAATCCGTAAAGATGCTGAAAAGCGATTGGTGGATAGACATCCTGATTTTGATGAAATTAGAAACAGCGATGACTTCCATAACTGGGCAAAAGAGCAACCTCAGTCAATCCAAGATTGGATATACAAAAACACTGATGATGCTGACTTAGCTTCAAGAGCTTTAGATTTATTTAAACGTGATATTGGTATTGACGTTGCACCTAAGAAGTCAGATTCAAAGCAGTCTAAAAAGTCTGCTGCTGATATGGTTTCAACAAAGACAACTGCGGTGGAACCAAAGCAGGAGAAAGTTTGGACTGAAAGGGAGATTGCTGCTATGTCAATCGATGAGTTCGATAAGTACGAAGAGGAAATAAGTCGAGCAATGGTTGAAGGCAGAATCGCAAAATAAACTATTAACTAAAACGGAGTAATATCATGGCACAATATTTTGAACCAAGTCCAGATACTAATGCAAACTTTGCTAACTCTGTAGCAGGACAAACTAATAGTTTCTTCCTACCTTCGATATATTCTAAAAAGGTTCTAAACTTCTTTAGAAAGGCATCGGTAGTTGAAGCTATTACTAACACCGATTATTCTGGTGAGATTTCTGCTTACGGAGACTCAGTAAAGATTATTAAAGAACCTGTAATCTCTGTGTATGACTACACAAGAGGTTCAGATACAACTCAAACTAAGCTAACTGATCAAGAGATAACTCTTGTTGTTGACAGTGCTAAAGCTTTTAAATTCATCGTAGATGATATCGAAAGCAACATGTCACATGTTAACTTCAAAGAAGTTGCTACTTCTTCAGCTGCTTACGCTTTGAGAGATTCATTTGACTCAAGCGTTATCGCTTCTATGTTCTCAGGAGTATCATCTTCTTCACCTGACCATGTCATCGGTGCTGATGCTGCTGCTGGTACTGGTGGTGTAGCTGAGACAACTGCTTCTGTCGACCTTTTAGGTTCTGACGGAACTGGTGTTGATGCTCTTGACCTTATGGCAAGAATGGCTAAGTTACTAGACGAGCAAAACATCCCTGAAGAAGGAAGATGGTTTGTAGCTCCTCCTTCATTCTATGAAGAGTTGTCACAGTCTGGTTCTAAGCTTCTTTCTGTAGACTTTAACGCTGGTCAAGGTTCTATCAGAAATGGATTAGTTTCTACTGGAAAACTAAGAGGTTTCAGCATGTACAAATCAAATAACATTGCTGCAACTTCAACTGCTACTGGCAAATGTCTAGCAGGACACATTTCTTCAACAGCAACTGCTCAAACTATCATCTCAACTGAAGTCCTAAGAGACCCAAGTTCTTTCGGTGATATTGTTAGAGGATTGCACGTATACGGAGCTAAAGTCCTAAGAGACGAAGCTTTAGTATCAGCTTTCTACACAGTTGACTAATTATAATGGGGGGTCGTAAGACCCTCCTTTTCATGGAGAAATATAATGGCAAAAATGATTGGTAAACCTGTCAAGGATCCAAAAAAGAAAAAAATGCTTATAGCACCTAAACCTAAACGTGGTAATAAGGTAATAGGTAGACCTGTAAAAACTAGACCTAAAAAAGGTACTCCCGGTGGTGGGGGTGCTTCAGGCGTTGGTCGTAAACTCACAGCTTTAAAAGCTCAACGAGATGATCAAATGGGCAAACTTAGTGCACGAGCACAACTTAAAATGGCTCAACAACCAACTAAAACACGTGCTACTGCTGTTATGCCAACACGTAAACCTAAAAGAGGTTCTAGAGACCCTAGAAAACAATACATGGGTGGCGGTTCAGTTGGTGTTAAACATTATAATTCAATTTTTGATATTGACTAATTATAACTCGGGGGGTCTTCGGACCCTCCACTTTTAAAGGAATAAATACATGGCAAAAGGAGTCAACCATTATTTAAAAGATGGAACCAAATGGACAGGGTCTTATCATAAAATGCCTAATGGTAAATTACATACCAACAAGACTCACACAAAAACAAGTAAGCCTTTATATCACATGAAAGAATTAAGTGAAAAGGCAAAACAAAAAGCTAGGAAAAGACAGTAATGGCTACAACATATCTTGACATAACTAACGAAGTTTTAAGAGAACTTAATGAACTACCATTAACAGCTGCAAACTTTGCAAATGCTGTAGGACTTCAACAATTTGTTAAAGATGCAGTCAACAAATCTATATTTGACATTGCTAACGAAGAACCACAATTACCATTCTTCTCAGCAGGTCTTAGTGGTGCTACAGACCCATTCTATGGTAATGTAACCGTAGCAACTACAGCAGGTACTAGATGGTATCTACTTAAGTCAGGAAGCTCTAGTCTCGCAGACGACTATGCTTCTGTAGACTGGGATGATTTTTATATCACTACAATTAATGTTAGTGGTGAAACAGCTCCGTATGTATCTAAAGGTTTAAAATTTTTAAACCATGCAGATTGGAGAAGATATTACAGAGACAGCGAGAATGCTGATGATGCTGATACACAGGCTTACGGTGAGCCTAGATTTGTAATTAAGTCACCGGATTCACGAAAGTTTGGATTAAGTCCAATTCCTGATAAAGAATATAATGTGCATTTTTATGCATTTACTAAGCCAACAAAGCTTAGTGCTTACACGGACACAATAGTGTTCCCCGAACAATACAGTAACGTTATTACATCACGAGTACGTTACTATGTGTGGCAATTTAAAGAAAGCCCACAACAAGCTGCATTTGCTCTTGACGATCATAAGAAAGCTATGAAACATATGAAGTCTAACCTTATGAATCCAACTCCAAGAGTTATGACAGACGACAGACTTTATTTTTAGATTATGGCACGTTCACAACCTTTTACCCTTGCATGTGAAGGAGGTCTTGTAAAAGCTTCTAATCAGATTGATTTATTACGTAGACCCGGAGTAGCAACAGAGCTTCAAAACTTTGAAGTATCTATTGAGGGTGGTTATAGAAGAATTAGTGGATTTAAAAAATTAGGAGAAGGTAGTGCTACGCAGCCCACAGGAAGTGCCGATACAATTTTAGGTGTGCTACCTTATGCTGATGGAGTTATTGCTTGTGCTAGTGATGCTATTTATTTTAGCCAAGACGGTATCACATGGATGCAGATAAATAAACTATCTGCTGGAGGTGGCGATAGTTATGCAACCTTTACAGCTAGAGCAGCTACTGCAAGAACCGGACAAGGTCAATGCAGTTTTGCAATTTTTGAAAACAGTTATGATTATGGTGACGTAATTATAGCTGATGGTGCAAACAAACCTTTTTCATTTAGAATGGAAGGTACCGGAGCTTTAAGTACTCGAACATTTATTACACAAGAAGTAACTGTAGATGGTACCAATAGTGTAAAATACGTAACAGTTCACGACCATCACTTAATAGCTGCTGGTGTAGAAAACAATGAATCAACCGTTTATTACAGTGTAAATAATGACCCTGATAACTTTACAGGAGCTGGAGCAAATTCAATAACTATCTCAGATAAGATAGTAGGAATTAGAGGATTCCGTGAAGATTTATTTATATTTTGCGAAAATAGTATTCATAAACTTATAAATATTAACGATAGTACAACAACTGAAATTGTACCCGTTGCTGAGAACGTAGGTTGTTTATCAGGTTATAGCATTCAAGAGATTGGTGGTGATTTATTATTTTTAGCACCAGACGGTATAAGAACAGTTGCAGGTACCGCAAGGATTGGTGACGTTGAGTTAGGAACTGTTTCAAAAGCTATACAACCTATTTTAACATTGGTAGCTCAAAACATTGACGACTATCAAATTACAAGTGTTGTATTAAGAGATAAATCTCAATACAGATTATTTTATAGTAATGTAAGTGCAGTAGCCACAGCTCAAAGAGGAATTATAGGAACCTTGAGACCAGAAGGTTTTGAATGGTCAGAAACAAAAGGTTTAGAAGTTACCGCACTAGAATCAGCTTTTGATAGCTCTGGAATTGAAAAATATTATCATGGGTCAAATACCGGATACGTATATTTACACGATAATGGTGATGACTTTGATGGCACTGAAATTTTAGCAAGATACGAAACTCCAAATTTAGATTATGGAGATTTAGGAACTTTAAAAACTTTACATTATTTAAGAGTTTCCATGGCAGCAGAAGGACTTGTAACTCCAGAAGTACAAGTTAGGTTTAATTATAATAGTGGTGATATACCACAACCAACAACTAATTATAGTTTAGGAACAATTAACCCAGCTTCATTTTTTGGAAGTGCAGTGTTCGGAAGCAATACATTTGGAGCTACTGGAGTTCCGATGATAAGAATACCACTACAAGGAAGTGGAACCAGTAACAATTTTACATTTATTACAAACGACACTAAACCAGCATATAGAATAAATGGTTTATACATAGATTATATACCTTCAGGTAGGAGATAATTAAATGGCAGGATATATTAGACAAAGTTCATTCGTTGATGGCGATACCATTACCGCAGCTTTATTTAACGATGAATACAACCAACTTGTAAATGCTTTTAGCAATACTACAGGTCATAAACATGACGGTACAACCGCTGAAGGTCCAGTAATTGGCTTGATTGGTGATGCAGGAGAAACTTCACCAAATAATAAAGTCCTTATAGATACTACAAATAACTACATTGAATTTTATGTTGAAGTCTCTTCAGCTCCTGTACAGCAATTGTACATTGCCGATGGTGCTATCGTTCCTGTCACAGATAACGACATTGACTTAGGTACAGCCTCTTTAGAATTTAAAGATTTATATATTGATGGTACAGCTAATATTGATAGTTTAGTTTTAGGAAGCGGTGCAACCGTTACTGCTATTCTTGATGAAGATACTTTATCATCTGACAGTGCTACAGCGTTAGCAACTCAACAGTCTATTAAAGCTTATGTAGATTCTCAAGTCACAGCACAAGATTTAGACTTTCAAGGTGACAGTGGTGGAGCATTATCTATAGACTTAGATAGTGAGACATTGACTATTGCTGGTGGAACAGGTATAGATACTACTGGAGCTACTAACACTTTAACAGTTGCTATAGACTCTACCGTTGCTACACTAACCGGTACACAGACTTTAACAAATAAAACACTTACAAGCCCTGACGTTAATACTCCTGATATTGATGGAGGTACTATTGACGGTACTGTCATTGGTGGCACTACTGCTGCTGCGGGATCTTTTACCACTCTTACTGCATCTGGTGATGTTACTTTTGATACCTCTACTCTTAAAGTTGATTCTACAAATAATAGAGTCGGTATAGGTACTACGAGTCCGCAAAATGTATTACATGTTGCAGCAAGCAGTCCTTCAATAAGAATAGAAGATACTGATGGTGGTTATGGACTAGTTTCGGGTTTAAATGGAAATGTTAGATTAAGAGCAGACGAAGGGAATACTGAAGCATCTTCTTTTATTGGTTTTGAAATAGACGGTACTGAAGAAATGAGACTAGATACTACTGGTCTTGGCATAGGTACTAGTAGTCCTGCTGAATTATTACATGTTGCAAATACAGGCACAGCTGGAGCTATAGGCTTTAGAGCCGAAAACTCAGAAGGACATGTTAATTTTACGACAAATGGTGGAGGCTTTCAGTTTGAAACAAGTGCTTCAGGAACAGTAGCAGTTATTGATTCTTCAGGCAATGTTGGTATAGGTACTGCGAGTCCTGCTGAAGAATTACACATTTCAACAGGCAGTCCTGTAATAAGACTAGAAGATACTGACGGTGGTTATGGAGAAGTTTCAGGTTCAAGTGGAAATATTAGATTAAGAGCAGACGAAGGAAATACTCAAGCATCTTCTTTTATTAGTTTTGAAGTAGACACTACTGAAGAAATGAGACTCGATTCTACTGGTCTTGGTATAGGTAC